AATGATCTCCAAAATATAGCTGATTTGTCTACAAAAACCGAGGATAAATTGAATGATCTTAAAACCTTTTTAACTCCGGCAGAAAGAAAAATATATGATGAGATGCAAAATAAACAACAGGAGTAAAATATGAACGAAGTAATCAAAGAGAAAATGAAATCCCTAATATCCGCTTACATTAACACGCGGAATGACAATATCCTGGGTAAGATTTACGATCTTTGTTTGGAGGATAAAACAGTTATTGACCCCAAAAGTTCCCCAAAACCAATTCTGGTAAGACAAGGAAAAAATTCTGCTGTAAATGTTATGAAGTAAATAAAAAAGGACGGTTATTACACCGTCCCTTTATAAGTACTAACAGGAATTCCGTATAATTCGTTACTGGTCGTACGGTAAGGAGCCAGTCTTTATTCCTGTTTCGTACTTTTGATCTATACTATTATACCATACTATTTACACTCTTTAGACAAACCTAAATTTATAAGTTTTTCATATTCTTTTTTTTCGTAATCTGACATTGATAAATTTTGATTTTTGCGATAATTTAATGAGCGCAAAGAATTTTTTTGCCAAGCCTTTTTTAATCCTTTTAATGCTTGTTTGTAGATACTCATAAGTTTCCTCCATTTGTTTCTTTCAAACCCTGACCGGGATTTCTCCCGGTTTCGTCCTTCTGGACTCATCAGAGGGTTAAAAATGTTCTGCGTAAAATTCTGAAATCGATTGTTTAATTAAGTGTGTACCATTCCAGGTATTGAGTATGGTAACATATTTAGTACCAATTTTTAATAAATAGTTACCAGCCGAAATTTGTCTTTCAGGAATTGCCGCATATTTGTCTTTGATCTGCTGTTTCATTTCTTTGATTGTCATATAATCCTCTTCCGGTTTCCCGGGGTGTTATGATCGGGGTAATTAATCCCGTCAACCCGGTTTTCTCTTTTTCCGGGATTTTCTCTCTTTTGATCTACATATATTATATCATACTATTTACACCTTGTCAAGTGTTTTTAAAAATATATTTTATGTATATAATTTATTATACTGTATACAAATAAAAATAATGCTTGACAAAAGGTAAACTTTGTTGTATAATGTGATTATGAAAATATTAGTTGCTTGTGAGATGTCAGGACGTGTACGAGATGCATTTATAGCCAAAGGACATGATGCTATATCTTGCGATATACTACCCTCAGAGCGTCCCGGACCACATTATCAAGGGAATGTGATGGACATTATTAATGATGGATGGGATTTGATGGTAGGACATCCACCGTGTACATATATGAGTTATGCAGGCATAAGATGGTTTAATGTTGCACGATATGGGGACAAGGCCTTGGAAAGGCTAAAATTAAAAAATGAAGCTATCGAGTTTTTTTTAAAATTATGGAATGCGCCAATTAATAAAATATGTTTAGAAAATCCAAGAGGATTTATCACGAAAGTCATTAAACCAACTCAAATGATAAACCCTTATTATTTTGGTGATAGTTTTTCAAAACCAACATTATTATGGTTAAAAAATTTGCCTAGATTGGTGCACTCGAAAGAAGATGATTTATTTTATAAAAAAACTTATGTAGATAAAGGTGAATTTGTAGAGCGCATGCAAGAAAATGGAAAAGTTAAAAAAGACGCTAAATGGTATTATGAGGCTAGCAGATTACCACCAAAGGAAAGGGCGATATTACGCTCAAGGACTTTCCCCGGTATAGCAAATGCTATGGCTGACCAATGGGGCTAAAAGTTGAACAAAATAATTTAAAGGGGTGAAAAATGTCGCGTGGTTTGCAAAGATCAAAAAAACTGACTGAAATCCAAATAAAAGAGCTTAAAGAAATGCTCGCAGAACCCGGAAATATATACAATTTTTCCGGTCTTGCGAAGAGATACGGGATTAGTCGTCAAGCGGTATGGTTGATACGCAATGGAAAATTATATGCCAAGTATTGATTATGAATTTATGCAAAAACTTGGTATTGATGGTAATGAAAAAATGTTGAGTTATTATAAATTTATAGAATTATATAGCCAAGTAAAAACAAGGGGATAACAAGCATTTTATGCCTAAAACAACATTCAAAGATAGACCGCAAGATATAAATCGTAACGGTAGACCCACAATGTCAAAGGAAATGATGGCATTACGGAAATATGCAACCGGCGAAATAATAGAAACCTTTGAAAGAGTAGTCAGAATGACTGTGCAGGAAGCTGCAAAATGGATAACACATCCAGAATGTACACTGCTTGATTATACGCTTATAATGGCAATGAAAAAAGGGCAATTAAATGTCGTTTTGGATAGATTGTTAGGACGGGTTCCTGAAACGGTTAATTTACATCAATTTGATAAAGATATTGAAAAGATAGACACAACTGGAATGTCCGAAGAAGAAAAGAAAAAACTGTATTTAGAGAAGTCAAATCAAATATCGGGTAAACAATGACAATTGACGACAGACTTGATTCCATTACCAAAGATAAAATAGAAGCCTACAAATCTCTCTATACAATAATGTGCGCTGAATCCTGCGTTGACTTTATTAATCGATATTGCTTTACCTATGATCCTCGAATTGTCGATAAAGTAATTCCATTTATTTTATTTCCAAAACAAAAACTATATATTGAGTGGCTATACGAGCGATATATTAACCGTTCAAATGGGGCAGTTGACAAATGTAGGGACATTGGAGCCACCTGGTTAACGCTGGTTTTTATTGTCTGGCTTGTGCTATTTCACGAAAACGAAAGTGCTTGTATTTACACCTACAAGACAGATGAATGTGATAAGTATGGCGATATATCGACGTTATTCGGAAAAGTCCGTTTTATTATAGATCATCTTCCGCGACAGTTTACCGAAGGAATTGAAACTAAGTATATGTATCTAAAAAATCAAAATGGTTCTGATATAGCGGGAGCATCCGGAGAGAATCCAGGGCGCGGCGGGCGACGTTCAATAGTATTCAAAGATGAATCTGCATTTTACGAACATCCGGAAATGATTGAAGCTGCCTTTTCTGAAAACTCAAACTGCATTATCGATGTATCGACACACCAGGGAACCAACACTTTATTTTATCAAAAGGTTTCATCAGGCAGTATTCCAGTATTTACTTTTGACTGGTGGGATAATCCAGCTCACACTCAAAAATGGTATGATGACAAAAGGACAGAGAAAGAAGCTCAGGGATTATTGCACGTATTCCAAAGAGAAATAGAAAGAAATCCGGGTGCTTCTGTTGAAAACGTTGTTATTCCTCCAGAGTTTGCAAGAGCGGCTATGCAGGACAAGGTGTTGATAACAGGATTAAAAGTTTCTGGTCTTGATGTCGCAGATGGCGGGGTAGATACAAACGCTCAATGCGTAATGGACGGAAACGTTCTTGTATTTTTGAAAGAGTGGGGAGATACTAAAGATGTAACTGAAACAGCAGAGAAAGCTTTCTGGAATGCGGTTGATAATGATTGTGATGAGTTTCGTTATGATAATATTGGAGTCGGTGCAGATGTTCGGGGTGCTATTCGTAAAATTAAAGAAGGATTATATGCAAAATATAATATAACAGAAGGCAAGCTGAAGACATTGACCGCCGAAGAAAACGAAAAAACATTTCATATTCCTGATAGGGATTTAATCGCATTGAGAATGAAAATAATAGGCTGGTCCGCATCTGGTAAAGTTGTTGACCCATTAAATTGTGATACTGGGGACAAGTCAAACGAACAGTTATTTGAAAACGCTAAATCTCAAGCGTACTGGCGTGTAAGAGATCAATTATATCATACCTACCGATTTATGAATGATAAAGAACACGACCATTCAAAAATAATATCTTTTTCAAAGTTAGCAAAACAAATGAATATGAACAAATTTTTAAATGAAATAAGTCAGCCTCAAAAAGATACTTCAGCATCTGGCAAAATTGTGATAAATAAAAAGCCAAAGGGTACAAAGTCGCCCAACTTAATGGAATGCTTTGTCATAGCACGTGCAAAGATTGAAACAATGAGTTCTAAGCTAGAGTTCTTTTGAGGATAAAATGCAGACATTTATTATAATGATAAATTCCGAAACAAACGAGATATTATCAGACCCTGAAGAGTCTACCGAATATGAAATGGGAGAATTAAACAAGGAATTAAAAATTAAAAAATCATTAAATCGTTATGTTAAATGTGATGAAGAGGGAAATGTAAGTCCAAAAAGCCTCGAACAAATTAAATTTCATCAAGAATTAAATGATAAATACAAATTAAAAGTAGATAATGGAATTAAAAATATAATGTCAAAACCCTCGGTGTCAGATGAAAACTTATTGTATTTTGTTGTAATTTATTATCATAATAAATCAGCCGATGTAATCGATATGAAAGAATGCAACTCTTCAGAGGACGCAATAGAAGTTGTTGAAGATATTATTAAAAATTATAAAGGTGACTTGAAGAAAGACTTTTGTATAATAAAAGGCAAAAAATTAAGCATAAAGACTAAAGTTATTATTGAGGAGTAAATATGAAATATAAATTTAATATTTTAATAGACCCTAAGCATATATGATAATGAGGACATAAAGGAAATTGAAAAACGCAATAATCAATAAGTTCTTTTAGCTTAAAATCTGAGGGGTTATGAAAAACTATAACATCGCCGATAATAAAAAGCGTAAACGAGGAGAGAGAGGCCCGACTAAAGTCAATCGGGGTTATCTCATTGAATTACGTCAAAATAAAAAAAACTGTAAAGAACATCGAAAAGTAGAAATAGAAGAGCTGAAAGAATGTATAAAAGACCCTACGTATATAGAACAGGCTATTGACTGCCTTGCTGATAAAATGGCGACTGCCTGGATGAAAGAAAAATACGGAGAGAAGAAAGATGAAATTCAGAATCCTTGAGGACACCACACGAAAAGAAGGTGTAAGATACATCATTCAAAAGAAAGTGTTTTTATTTTGGTTTAAACTCGATGATATCTTATATGTCAGCACTGACAATGCAAACACGGCGGTAATCAACTATATCAAACGCGACAAAACAAATTGCATCAGGATCATAGAAACATCAGAGCCTAATGTGATAGTGACTCCAAAAGGATAGTAAATGAGAGAGCAAAACGCATATTTACCCCATCCGATAGAATCAAAACAAATCGAATCTTTAGAAACAAAAACTTACTATGATAACGTATCAATGGACTCAGTATTTGGCGCTGGTGTCCAGGGCGAACTCGGGGCATTTCTTAACGCTGTGATTGCTTATTATTTATTTGCGGTCTGCGATAGCGTTCATACGGCGGTTACGATAGTATCCGATGAGTTCAGCCAAATAAGGCCGGTATTACAAGACAAAAAAACAGAAGAGTATATCACAGATCACCCAGCTCTTGAATTGCTGGAATCTAATGATATGAGATTCAATGAAACTCAGGTAAAAAAAGAGTTAATGGTTTCTTATATGGCATCGGGTGAATGTTTCCCGGTAATCGGCGGAAATGTTAATTATGAACCGGTTTCTTTATTTCATTATCCCGCTTGCAATGTTTCGGTAGTTCAGGCAGGGGATGGATACATAGCTAATATCTTAGCTAGCTATCAGAATGTCATAACCAATTTCACGCGAGCACAAACAAGCCCGATTTATAAAAACCTACACACCTATGTTTTTGAGGACCAGCCGAAGCTAGGCCAGATGATGCATATCTTATCAAATCGCAGAAGGAACTATTTAAGAGCGCAGTCCGATCTTGAAAGCATTTATTATCAAGCGACAATGAAATTTTATACTCAGATGCACAATTCAGGAATAGTCAAGAATGGTTCAAGACCTTCTGGAATATGGAGCCCTAAAGTTCCGTTGTCAGACGATGGTTATACAGCATTCAGGGATAGTGTCAAATCGGGTTTCACAGGTCCTGACAAAGCAGGCAAGAATATCATTTCATCTTTCCCTGTTGACTATGTAAACTTACTTCTTACTAACCGCGATATGGATTTTGAAAAACTAATTAATCAGGCCGATATGGATGTGTACAACACTTTTAGGATACCTTTACCTTTAATAACCACATCGACTATGACAATGAACAACTACGCCAATGCGATATATGCTTTGTTTGATATGGCGGTATTGCCTAAAGCAAAGTTTTTATTTAAAAATCTAGGTGACTTTATTTTAGCTCGTTATAAAGACGGCAGCAGATATAGACTTTGCATAGATGATAGGGAAATACCAGCACTTAAGCAGCGTCTTCTTGAACGTGGTCAAGCAATGCGTAACATTTACGGATTTACCGAAAATGAAATCAGGGGAGAGGTCGGTTACAAGCCTCGTGAGGATGGATTGGGAGAAACAATTTACATTCCAGCAACTTACGTTGATTCAGCACAGCCGGTTATGGACTATCAAAGTAATGTCAACGATCCAAACAATAATATTGATAATATGGATGATGATATTAAAAAAAAAAGATTGAGTTTTAAGGCAGATGATGAAGGGGAATGGGTTACAATTAATGGACAACACGTTTTAATAAATAAGCAAGGAGACATCTTGAAGGGGCCGCAATCTTTAAAAGACAAAAAATCATTGGAAAAATGGACAAGTGATAGTAAAGAACAGGCATATATTAATATAAGAAAAGCTTCTATTGGTGAATCAAAAGACGAATCAGCAATAAGAGACGCTGAAAATATTGAGCATTTTATTGAAAATAGTGAAAAATATAATGGTTTAGTAGCAAGAGGAATAAAAGGAGAAACTATTGATCATTTTGAAATAGGTTCTGAAATAGATATGAAAGGAATTTCTTCATGGTCATCAGATCGGGGTGCAGCAGCTTCATTTGTAGATAAAACAGGTGACAGAAAAGGAAATATATTATTTAATATTATAGACTCTTCTAAGGGAGTCGATATATCAAAATATTCTATAAGTAAAGAAAATGAATCAGAAATTATTTTTTCAGCAAAACAAAAATTTGTAGTAGACAGAATAACGTCCGGACATGAGGGAAATATTTTTTGTAATTATGTGTTTCTAAAGGAGAAATAATGAGTTTGCATAAAAAATGGAAAATAGATCGAATTGAAATAACTCCTCCTGATTCTGATTTTGGTAAAACAAATGAAAACGGAAAAGGAAATTATATAGACAATATTGACAAAACAACTGGTAAAAAGAAGGAACCTAAAAAATGAAAAAAGTAAGCCCTCGAATTCGAGAATTTGCCAGAAGAGCCCTGCAAAAAAAACTGTCTCTTGAAAAGAATATTTCAAATGATCTTAGGGTTTATTTTAATAGAGTATCTCAATCAGTTTTATCAAATGGATTGATGCCGTCTGTAAAATCAGTTATTGAAGATCACAATGAACGGGTTGCTTCAAAATTAATTCGAACTGGCAAGCTTAATATTTTAAGATATAAATTGGTTAATCACGCTGTCTATAACAATAAAAGATTAGTGATTTCTCACTGTACAGAAATAGACCGCTATACAAAAGAACTGATTGCAAGGTCAAAAGAAGTCGCCAGAGAGTTATTGACAGATAAAAAAACTGATGAAAAAGGGAATACAATTGCACTAGAGTACAAAGCAGACTCCGCAACACTGAATAAAACTGCCTCTAAAGTGCTGGCAAACTATAACAAAAATCGTATTCAAGGCATAGCAATAACCGAAACTAACACATTGTACGAATCGGCTAACAATGATATGTTTGACCAGCTTCAAGATGATGTGGATGCGGCAATAGATGACAATGATCAAGAATTTCTTGACAGTCTCGATGATATGTATGACAGTTTGACTTTTGATGAAGTCCGGCAGAAAGTAAGTCAAGGCGAGGATAAAGATAAAATTCGTGGTGTTGTTATTGCGGCAATGCAAACTTGGATCACTGTCGGAGATGATGTAGTAAGAGATGCTCACAAAGATATGGAAGGCCAAACGGTCCCTGTCGACGAACCTTTTAACTGTGATGGATATGATATGTATTTTCCTGGGGATGATTCAGGTGGTGCTCCACTTGAGTTATGGATAAACTGCCGGTGCTCAGTAGCGAGGTGATATTATGGCATCATACATTTATGATAAAAAATATGACATCAATATAACTAAAGAAGAAATCGAAGAAATAAAAAAGAAATATTTCAAAATTAATATTTTCGGAATCATACTTATTCGTAGGGAGTAATAAAATGAAAGGACAGCAAAAAGTAATAGACATACTGAATAAACTTCTTATCAGTGAGCAGACGGCCTATGTTCAGTACAGATTCAATGCGTGCTGGAATAAAATGTACGGATACAAACAGATTGCCGAGATGTTCTTTGAGCGCGCTAACGATGAAAAGCATCATCACCACAAACTGATGAATCAAATTCTTTTGCTTGAGGGCCTTCCAGTAATCGACACAGTGGATAATCCAAAGCAGGCAGTAGATGTTCGTACTCAATTTGAAAACGACTATCAGCTTGAATTAAAATGTATTCAGGATTACAATGATGCCATTCACCTGGTATGTTGCGGTGATGAAAACACTAAACCGGATAATGATACTCGCGCATTGTTAGAACACATATTAAAAGAGGAAACCGTTCACTGCAAAGAGATTGAAGCCGTGTTGAAAAAGATCGATGACGTTGGTATACAGAATTTCCTTACAATGTATCCAAAATAGGAGGGAATAATTTATGAAACTTTTTAAAAACAAATTGTTTACTTTAGAATTGTTTAAATTTTGGGATAAAGGGTGGATTGATATAGAAACCCCCTCGATTCATTTATTTTTATGTCCAGAGGAAAAACATTGGAGTATAACTATTGTATTTTTTGTTTTTTCTGCTACTATATGGTTTGGTCCAATGGGGTCAAGATAGGAGTAATTTATGAAGTTGCTTATTTCCGTAGTTATTACTATTGCTGTGAATATAATTTTCTTTTTTATCTTGAGATTTTGCAGTAAGTATTATGGCGGCAGTGAAGTCATTTATTTTAACAAAGCAATAACTGATGAAGAAAAGAAATTCCTGAACTCCTGCTTTAAAACTTATCTGTTATGGGGTGCTGTTCAGCAAGCTATTGTAATCGGGTTGTTTTATTTCTTGCGTTATTTCCTGTGGGTTCCGTGGTGGGCCGCAATTCCGATTGGTTGCTTTATATTTATGCTTTTGCATTTCCCAAACATCGTTTTAATGTTTGCTGTGCTTGGTATGGAAATGATTTTACTGAGTCTTTACTATATCGCCGGAATATTTTTCATTCCATTTATGGCATTGACACACGGAATTTTAGCGACCTGTTTACTGTTTATGTTTCCGGAATCAGTTCATAAAAATTTTAAGGTTCTATGGGAATTTTTCAAATACTACAGAGAAGGGTAATATGCCTGATTTAAAGCCACAACACAATCACTGGCGCAGGAAGTGCGCTATATGTGATAGCCTGATGGGATGGTGTAAATGTTCTGGTACCAATCCCGATAGCGGTAGTATGGTAACCTTGCACGGAATATGCCAAAAATGTGTGGATGCAGCTTTGATTAAAAAAGATGCTTCTATCGATCTTGAATTAAAAAGACTTGGTTATTATTTTAACGAAAAAAAAGAATTAAGGATTGATCCTAAAACACCTATAAAATTCAAAGAATTTATTTTTAAAGCAGGTCCATTTTTTTATTATTTTGTCAATGAAGATGAAATGCAAGCAAAATATACTTGCGAATTTACTGAAGCTGGAAATTTTAAGCGATATTCATTTATTCCTAAAAATGAATTTTGGATAGATATTGCTCAAAAACCTGATGATAAAAAATTACAGCATTCGTTTTTACACGAAACTGTTGAAGTGCTATATTGGATTGCTTTTGATAGTAATTATGACACTAGCCATTATATGGCAGAAGAACTTGAAAATGCTACACTATCCGGAATTTACACACCTGTTAAAGAATATTTAAACGATTAATTTACCCTCTTTAGGAAACATATTTCAACGCCGATTCTTAAAGCATTATACTGTTAGAGGTAATCAATGCCTGAACGCGATATAATGCTTTGCCCTATCTCAATTAAAAGCGCAATGGAAGATGATAACTATATTCTTGACATTTTAGCCGCTGTTTATAACACGCCAGATTTGGGCCGGGATAGAATATTTCCGGGTGCTTTT